TCTGGTCTGATCGCATGTCTCCTCCTCCTCTCTCCTCATGTTGTTCAGTTTGTTGGTTTCTTTATCTGTTCTTGCTGGTGCCCAGCCCATCTTATTGAGCTTACACATCTTACAGGACTTTAGCTTACGCCGATAAATAGCTCCCATTACAACACCTGAACCTGACACATCACGTCCATCACCTCGTTAGGTTTCATCCATCCCTTCACTGTGTCACCCCAGTCGTCCCACTCTACCAGATCCCCATCGGGATTGATGACTGCTATCTCTGCATTGGGGCAGTCTAGTTGTTCGTCCATGGGTGTTGTGTAGGTGCTGGCATCCTTGTTGTCACAGTAGTTGCCATAGCCAAACCGGACAGACACCGACCACTCATTGGCAAAGGTAATGACGAACCCTGAGTTGGGATGTATGGAGAACACTGGCTACGTGGCCAGCTTTCTGACCCGCTCCAGAGTCTCGGGCTTCATAGGTAAGCAGCACGTTACCTTGCTGATCTTACCCTTGGCCCCTTGAGGGAGGACACTCCCCAGGTTCCCGCCTGCCTGCCTGATAACTCTCTTCCATCTTACTGTGCGCTTGCTCATTTGGTTAGTGCCCTTTCGATTAGTAGTGACTGAACTTCCTCGTCGTCATACCCCTGCTCCATCAAGTATTGCATCTTGGATTGGAGCGGGGAGATGTCCTTCAAGAGGGTGGAGTCAATGATATACTTTCCATCCACGCTGTAGTCTTTTCCTTGCTCATACCCCCTGTCTATCAGAGCCAAGGTTAGCTCTAAAGTCCATGGCTTTATAAGCACGATCTTCTTCTTCTGCCATGGATCAAGAACGTGCTTAATCATCTTGTGGTTATGGAGGATGTTCCACACTGCCATGAAAGCAACCACTGCTGTCCTGCCCTCCTCGCCGGCGAAGGGTCCCTCAATCCACCCTTGAGATTTGAGGCGCAGGAGAGTCTGCCCATCTTTGCAGACCCTCCCGCGCTGGTGATTCTTCAGCCCCCGCTTGGTGTATATCCCGCGACAGAGGGGGCACCTAACTTGGAGCCTTTCATCCCACTGCCCGCTACTCATCGGGAACGTAGATCGTCTTGGCATATGCTGGCGGGGCCCAGTGAGCATCCTCTTCAGCACCCAACCCCACCACTATGAACCGATAGGGTGGCTTCTCTTCTGGCCACGGGGTCAGCATATCCGTGAGACAGATGACAATCTCAGGGCGGGGGTTCAACTCTGCGGCAGCCCTCATACCAATGCCCATGTCTGTCCCTCCTCCTCCAGTCAGCTTCACTTGATCCACCTTGAATACCTTCTGTGCCCCATGCACCTCAGCATCACAGGCCAGGACCGGCATAGCCTCACCGCATCCCATCGACTTCAGGATACCCTTGACCTCACCCAGTGCCATGCCTGACCTACGAGTGCCCATAGATCCTGATGTGTCTATCACCACAGCCAGCCTCGGTATCGGTGCCACCATGGAGGGCTGGATGATGCGAGGGAAGGCGCTCTGCCTACGGCTCGGCTTACGATAGGTGTAGTCAACCATCCCCTTCTGGTAAGCTACCGCGTTCCTAACGTCGGCGCTCAACTCTTTCTGCCATGGCACCTTGGGGTTGGCCACCTCATCGGCCCACCGTTCCCAGTGGCCGGGGACAGAGCCTTGACTCTTGACGTGTTCCCGAATAGCCTCGGCTGTCTTGCGCTTGAGCAGATCATGCCTACCCTTACCTGTTCCTGGGGCGTCCTTGGTGGGCTCACCCTGCTCCCACTCCTTGGTCTGTCCATCTGCACATGAGCCACCCGCTCCATTGGTCGGTGACTCTTCGCCTTCTTTCGGCAGCCCCTCTCCTGCCTGCCCACCTCCCTGACTGGGGTCACCATCCCCTCCTCCTCCGTTCTTGGAGGGGAACTGTCTGTAATACCACTCAGCCAGCTTGTTGTCGGGCATCTTCAGCTTGGTGGGGGTGACACAATCCTTAGGTAGGGGCAGACTCTCACCCAGTAGATCATCGTTGATCTCTGCGTCAGCAGCTACGTTCCATGCCATGTGGTTGGCAGGGCCAATGTGCATAGCCTCTGCCCTGTCAGCGTGATCCCTGAGTAGGTGGTATACCTCATGATACAGGACCCCGGCCATCGTCGGCGTCTCCCACTCGTGCATCAACTCAGGATTGTAGTAGAGTCTCCAATGCCTGTCCACTCCCATCGGGAACGGCATGTCCTTCGATTCCACGGGGATCATCGACCATAGTGCAGTAGCTAGGTAAGGACGATCCTTCGTAGCCTTGAGCCGTGCAGCCTGCATACGATCAGACAGTGCCATTTACCATGTCCTCCGCTCTGGTTTGGGGTTGCTTGCTGCCTCAGCGATTGCCAAGGCGAACTGATCCCGACTGTCGATGTGCTGCCCACAGTCTATACATACGTGGACATGCTCATTGATCCTGTGCCTAAGCTGGTAGACAGGGCCCTCACACCCAGGGCAATCGAACGTCTTGTTGTAGGCGCGGCTCACCTCTTCATACTTCTGTTCCCTGCCTCGCTCTCCACGCTCGGCCTTGAGATCAACCATCTCATACACTGTCTTGTCGTAGTAGGTGTGAGTCCTCAACTTCTTGCCCATGGTGCCATACCAAACGACGCACCCTTGAGGACTATACCCCTTGATGTAGGGCATCATGTTGATGATGTAGATCTTGTTGGAGTGGATCGTGACATACTCTCCCTTGTCCCTTCGGTATGTCTCCGTGTCACCCACCTTCACCAGAACTCTGCTGCTTGAGTTGATATGCTGACTTGAATACCTCATTCTCTATTCTCTCCCATAGACGGTTGACGTTTTCCCTTGCTCTCTCTCTACCTGCGCCTTCACTGAACAGCATCTCAACCAACTGATCCACTAATTCAGGCTCAGTTTCGTTGAGCATCTTCACCCTGGTGTCATCCTCCTCATCCGTCGTCATGTCATTCACTTAGCTCTCGGCAGCATACCTGCCTCTTGGAGGATCGGCACCAAGTGCTGCAACTGAGCAGCCGGTGTCGGCAGGTTAGCGTTCGCGTCTCGACCCCGCTGCATCAGGTTCCGACCAGCCCCCGCTGCGATGTCAGCCGCTCCCTGCTGACAGGTCTTGTCGATCACTGTCCATCCTGCCATCCATCTATCCTCAGTGAGGTCGCGAAGCACTGCATTGACCACACTGGAGAGGACTGCGAACTGATGGTCACCTCGTTGCGGCAGCTTGAACTTGTCAGCCTTGGCGAGAACTTCCTCGGGGTCAGGAAGGTCGAGGTTCTCTAGGTAGGTGAGGCACTCCATCCCTGCGCCAGTCCCGACGCAGCCGATCATCAACTGGTTGGTCACTGTCTCATCGGCGTTGACGCTCTCCCCCGCTGCGATCAGCCTCGCTCCCATGTCCCATGTTCTACCTGAGGGCCACGCTCCACCGGCCTGAGCCTCACTCTCTGGGACGTTGACGAACAACTCAGGGCGAGTCCGAATGAACGCTGCTACCTTGGCTCGTGCATCAGGGATAGCATCCTCCCAGTCATCAGGCAGGATCTTCGGTGCTTCCATCTGGAAGCCGTTGACGATACCATCCACCCACTTCAGTGGGTCAGCGGCCCATGACAGGTGGCAGAACCTGTTCGCCATCGGCGGTGCCAACTCCCACCCTCCAGCCGACTGCTCTGAGGAGTTACATGCAGCCACCACCGACAGCCCTGTGTTACTCAGGTCGAGGTCACCGACCACCATCTCCTGTGTTACCCTGAGGAGGGCAGCCTGAGTAGCCGGTGCCGCTGTCTTGATCTCATCTATGAAGAGGATGCCATTCTCCATCTCGGCCAGCCTCTGTGCCCACCCTGGAGGGGCGAGGTTCACACGGGGTGGCTCACCGTTGCCCAACACGGGCAGTCCACCGAAGTCAGACGGCTCACGAATGGAGGCAATCACCACCTCCATATGGCGACCGACTGCCTTGGCGAAGGCATACATCCACGATGTCTTGCCCACCCCAGGGTCACCCTCTACTAGCGCCGGAACCTGTGCCTGAATTGCGATGCTTAGTGCTTCCACTTCGTTCTCCTTGCTATGAGGTCATTGCCTTCTCTATTGCGATTGCTTCTCTCGTCAACAGCCACTCCTTACACTGGGCCAAGCTCTTGCACCTCGCCGTGTATGACCATGAGTTGTGTCCCGGCTGACCAAAGTATGCGTCACCCTTATAGAAGGGGGGCATCGTCCTCTCATATGTTACATCGTAACGATCTTTTGTTCTGTTCCATCTCTTATTGGTCACGGCCCCTGTCTGCACGGCATCTAACACCTCCCATATATACCAGAAGCTCTTACCTTGGATGTAATACGCTCGACCCTGGAGCGTGATGAAGTATCTACGCTCCCTGATCTTGATGATGTTCAGCTTACCGCCCCGTCTCATACCTCCTCTACTTGGTCAATCCTCTGGATGGTGGTGGTGTCTACTCCTCGGAACGTCTCATGCTTACCTATTGTGGCCTTGAGTGTATACTCTTTGCCCACCGTGAACACGCTGGTCTGACCGGCGAAGTATACCATTGCCTTCCCTGACCTAGACTTGAACTTGACTACCTGCTTCTTCCCTCTAAAGAAGAAGGTGCCGACCACCTTACCGGCGAGGGCATACTGCTTGCCCACCTCACCAATGAACCCTGGAGTATAGTCTGCCATCTCTTGTGCTTGGTTGTAAGACGTTACAGCAGAAGCTACTACATACTTCAGCCTCGGGTTTACAAAAGCATGTCGGCAAGCAGCTACCAGATTATGCTGGTAGTCATTGAGTTCATCGTCAGCCTTGGCGCCCAAGTCAAAGCGCACCCAGTTCAACACCTCGTTCATCTTCCTTGAGTCTTCCTTGCTTGTTATAACCCTCTGCCATGCCACGTCAGCAGTGCATCTACTGTGTGACTTGGCTCGGTATGCACCCTCCATCTTCACCGCACGGCAGCAACGAGCGAGGAAGGTTGCCATGTCGGGCCCCCTCATCCGTTCCTGCTCACCTCTCTGAGCAGAGGTGACGATCTGCGCCAGCTTGATTGTCTCCCTCACCTTGGTCATGATCCTGGCCCACTGAGCGAACAGCTTGGCCTTGTCTGTCCCGGTGAAGTCCTCAAGGCAGGTAGACCCTACCTGTATCAGCTTGCTGTCCTTCTCTAGGAGGAAGGTTTCGTTCCTATTTCTCGTGAAGTTGCAGTGTTCACAGTCCTTTGCCGTCTCAGCCTGTCGGTATCGGGCTGGCACCTCGGCACTAGTCAGAGGGTGGACGTAGCAGTCCCCCTCTATCACTTCCAGGGTAGCGAGGCAGCGATACCCCTCTATCTGAGGGGGCTCACCACTCAGGGTCAGGTTCACCATCTCTACCTGCCCTACTGGCTCACCAGCGAGGGCAGCGGCTACCTGCTCCCAATCTCGTGACACCTCGACCAACTCCAGTCGGCTGTCGATGTCATACTTCTCGGCCCGCTTGTTCAGCTTGGCGATGCTCTCCTCAACCATCTTCACGTTGCAGGCTGGAACTCTCACTTGCTCTGTCATTCCGTCAATCCTCTCTCTATGTAGCGTTCAAGGGTGCGCTGCCTCACCTTATACATCCTGTTGAAGTGTTCACCTATCAGGGTGGGAGACTGACCCTCCTTGCTCTCATCAGGGAGAGCAGTCAGCCCTGCTTGGTGGGCAATGTTCAGGATGGTGCCGGGGTGCAGGTCTGTTGCTATCATGATGTCCAGGGTAGACACTGGCTTGCCTGTCCTCAGGTAGATATCACAGGCTGCATCACAGATGTCTTTCATATATGGGATGCCCCTCATCCAGTCATCTTTCATGATCTCTTCAGTGCCTCCTCTATATGAAAGGCCAGCATCTCCTCACTTGGCACGATCAGGTCAGGCTGCTTGATGATGGTGACATCCTCCCTGCCCACCATACGGGGGAGGTGAGACTCAACCGCGTTCTCCCTGAGGTATCTCCAATACCCCTTCTTGTCACTGTGTGGTTGCCGTTCGTATATCTCTGCGATTGCTATCCCTCTGCCATGTTCTAGCTGGTGGTCGCACACTGTGTCCCTTATCAGTGCTATCTGCCAGTCTCCTCTGTCTGAGTAGCTCATGACAGTGCTACCTCTACCCTTCGGGGGTCGTTTACCTCCCTGATCTCCAGTCCCAGCTTACTAAGGGACCGTAGGTCCTCACTTGTGATGGTCTTACACCCTCTGCGTAGTGCCTTCACTGCCTCTTCACACTGCCCTGTGGGGTAGATCACCTCCTGTCCGTAGACACTGCGCCTGAAGAACTCAACTATCATCGTATCCGCCCCTCTCGATTGGCTAGGCCTTAAACTGTATCAATGCCCCAGAATGGGTCGTCCCTTGGGAGTAATTCTCTATCCTCACCCCACTCCTGCACCACCTTGGTGGGGTTGTCCATTGCCTCGTAGTGGTGGACCCACAACTCAGGGTCACATCCAGCGTCCAGAAGGGTGATGTTCCACTGTGCCTCACTGGATTCGTTGGCCACCCTCCACCAGACATCGAAGCTGTCCCACATCAGGGCTTGTTCAACCTTCTCGGGTGTCACTTATCACCTCCATTGCCTCCTTGTAGGCAGCCCACAGGGCACCATACTCCATCTCGTAGAGGTTGTCCTCTTGGTCGCACATCTGAGGGTCAGTCATCATCACCCCTCCTTCTTTCAGTTCCTCGACTACCCCCAGCACCTTGCGAAGCTGGATAAGGGGAGCGTAGAGGGCAGCGGTCATCTCTCTGGCCTCTGCTTCTGTGTTGAATGTGCCGATGGTGTAGGTTTCACCCTTCCTTGTCATCCCCTGGGTTTCATACGTCACCGTCGTCTCCACATCGCCCATCATGTAAACCTGTTGGGTGTTGAAGCAGATGAACTTCATCCGTTGTCCTTTCGTAAGAGGGCACACTGAGGGTCATTGTGGGTGAACACTACACAACCATCTTCAATGGTCACATCCCCTACATAGTGGGATCGGGTGCCATTGCTTCCATCTGTGATGCAGATGATGAACCTGTCGCCCTTCTCTCCATGGAGTGCGCCTACCTGCACCCCACTGTCCCACCCTCTGATGTGGGACTGTATCCCACTGCCCTTGGTGCCACAGCGGGTGGCCTCACCTTTATTGCCCTGGATACTGGCGTAGAAGTGGCTCATCCCTTCACCTTACGGGCCCACTCTCTGATCTCAGCAACCATCGCTTCGACCTGCGCTGTGTCCTCTGCTGTCTCCACTTTAAGCATGTAATCGACGGTATCGAAGGGGAAGGCGGCGAACTTGCCCATTGCCTTGAGGGCTGCTGCCTCTATCGCTTTCTGCTCCTTGCTGTCGTAGCTGTGGGACCCTCGCCAGCCTTTGGCTGTGTGAAGGGAGTAGTCGCAGTCAAACCGCTCGTTGAACCGATTAAGCTGAGCCCTCAGGGCATCCGCTGCTTTCTTCAATGCCACTGGGTCTACCTTCTTGACCTTGCGGGCCTTCTCCTCTTCGTTGCTCTGCCGGCAGTGGTGAGCTTGGCGTGCTTCGACCAACGTGTCACGAACGATGTCAGCCAACCGCTTGCGGGATGATGCGTTGAGCTTGGGCATATCTCTCTCCTTATCGCTTGAACATTGGCCCATAGTTGGACCGGCCCCTGCGTGGCTTGTCCACACAGGCTTTCACTGCCAGTACCATGATGCAGAGGACACTGATGCCGATGAACACCATGTCCCCTGTGGTTTCAATCCCCATCATGTCGAGCATAGCGCCTCCTCTATCGGGTTGATCCTCACCTCTACGAATAGATCGGTGGTGCTGTCGTAATACTCGCCCTCACTAGGGCAGTAGTAGATCCAGCCATGCTCCTTGGTGTAGAGTGGTGGCTCCATGCCCCGTATCTTGGCTGGCTTTTCACTCAGGTGGAAGCCCATCAGGTTCTCTCCTTTACTGGCTACGCAGCCAGTTGTTAGAAGGCATACTTCACTCGGTGGCAGTGCATACCCAAATCGTTGGTGTAGCTCTCGTACCACTGGTCAACGTCAGCCTTCGCCTCCTTCAGCCCCTTCCCCGTGTAGCCCCGCCATGCCTTGATGGCCTGGATCTTCTTGTCGGGATACTGGCCCAGGATGCGGTCCTTCACCTCGGCGTCGGTGAACAGGCCAGCCAAGGTATCCCTCTGCCACTTCACCGTGTTGTTGTCACCCAGAGCCTCATCCCGCTGTTTCACGGTGAGCTTCAGGTCAGCGCACAACTCGGTTGAGAACTCCATCTCCCTCTTGTAGTTGGCCTTGGTCATCTCCAACTCGGACTTCAGGGCGTCGTTGTCAGCCGTCAGGTTGTCCACCTTGGTGAACAGGCTGTCGCACAGGTTACGGAGGTCTTGCAGGATCTTGTTCATAGCTCTCTCCTTTAAAGGGGGACTGCTCTAGAACTCGCCGTTGTTGCCGCACATGGTGGACATGTAGGCTGCATATATCGCTTCCTGCTCCTTATAATCAGCCTCGGCCTGAGCCGCAGACTGTCCGTAGTGCTGGACCTCTCGCGGGGTAGCCTCTCGCCAAGAGAATGCTCCTGGGGAGTCTTCGCGCATACCGTCAGCCGCAGCTTGTGCTTTGTCGACGGAGTCGTAGATATCGACGGTTACACCGTCGTGTAGCAAGGCTATGATCATGATGCTCTCCTTGGTTGGCCCGACTTTGGACGGGCTCTTACTAACAGCGCGTTAATGGGGGTCGCTGCCCCCACCCATCCGCTTACTTCCGCTCTGCCTTGGGGATCGGGACGAACACGTTGCCAGCCACGACGGTCCCGTTACTGAGCTTCTCGCTGTAGCTGGAGATCAGGTTGGACTTACCTGACTTGGACTCCTGCCGGGGTCCTGCGAGTTCGATCTTGATGGTCAGGGTGGTACCGCTGACGGTGATCTTGGGGCTCTGCATGGTGTCGCTCCTTAGGCCAAAGAGGCCATACGGGTGAGTTCCTCGGAAACGAGGGACTTGGTGCCACTGCTGAGCAGGACGGATATCCGGCTCGGGATCTTGCGAGGTGGGACGTTGTAGCCCTTGGGCTTTTTGCCCAGGGTGATATCGTAGTTGCCGTTAGCTCTGAGGGTCAGGGTGTAACCCTTGTAATCCTCGGTCTTGGGTTTCCTGGCGTGACGTAGCCCTGGCAGGAGAGGCATCTAGTCCTCCAGCCTCGGGTTGCCCTCGACCACCTCGGAGAAGCCGAGACCCTCGTCGGGTCGCCCGTTGAGCCGTGCGTATTCCTCGTCCTGCCACTGGCTGATGGAGGAGGCGGGGACCGGGGTCGTCACGAAGCCCAACAAGTCAGACTCGTCTCCTCGGTCGTAGAGGTCGGACTCGTCATTCGACACGTAGACCGTGTCGTCGTCGTCGTCCTCGTAGAAGGCAGCTTGGTCAAGCGTTGCGTAGTACTCGGACTCCTGGCTCGGAACCTTGATCTTGCTCATGGTATGCTCTCTCTCTCAGAGTGAACGACGCCGACCTAGAACTCTGGCCACCTGACTTGACAGGTCGTGTATCACAGAGACAGGGGGCCACCCGTTTCGTAGCCCCCTGTCCATACACCGCACGATTGTTCACTCACTCGCCACTTACCAAAACACTAGCCGATAGTGATAGCCCTATCGGGTGCAATCTCACTGCTTACCTCCTTCCTTGCTTCGGCACACCTCAGCCGTAGATGTTATATGCGAAAAGGGTGACCCGCTTGGCGGTGTCACCCTAATACCTTGACGGACAACGTTTGACTTTTACCTCCTCGGGTGCGGTGTTAGTCGGTAATGTCAGTCTAGCTATCTAGAGTGACCCGCTAACGAGTTAGGCTTTTATCAGTTACCCGTCCGCTTGTCTCTGTTCCCTTGGTTCCCTCCCCACCGTGTTCCGCTTGCTATCGCGGCCAACTGGCCCCTAGCGTCCTCTTGCTAGCGCCTAAGCTCCCGTCCTCCCCAACCCGATGTGCCGGGAAAGGGAATCTCGCAATCAGAGACAAAGGTCGTACTAAGACTGAGGTGGTTTGAGTGTTTCCTGCGTTATGTCGCCGGAAGGACTGTCCGCTTGCGCTGTTGCCCCTAGGCCGCTGCCTAGGCTACGAAGGTTGTTTCCTACCTATGGGCAGACCCGGTTCCAAGCGGCCCGCGCTCCTTAGCGATTGTTTCGGGTGGTGCTGTCCTCGCTCCTTGTGGCGAGTGGGTTATGTTGTGGTGTTCGACTTCGGCAAGACACTACGCAAGACCCGTGCCACAAGAGCTAAACCCTTCCGCCACACCGACTTGAGATTTTGCCGACATTCCGGCCCCACCTGACCGGAATCACCCGAATCTGTCGTAAGTCCAATGTTTACAACTACATCGGCAATAATGGCAGTATCAGATTTTTGAGGAGGAAATCTGAGCGCCTCCGTAGATTCCTGAGATTCCTGAGATTCCTGAGGGAGATTCCTGAGGGGGCTTTTTTGCCTATAATAGGTATATGCCGACTACCGCCCTCCCTCTAAGAGCGCAGGGCTTTTCGGGGGGTGCTTATCATCACCTGTATAAGCCTCACCTTCCCTCTATAAGCCTCACTCTGCCCGTTCACCTGTAAGGAGCCTAACTATCCCTTTATGACTCCTTCACCGTGTTCTGTTATATAAGGCCAACCTTCCCTCTAAGAAGGGCCAGTCTGTTCTCCCCTCAGGGTGAGCCTGGCCCCTAACGAGGGAGGGCCGACCCTTTAGGCGCGTTGATCCGCGCACGTTGGGCCACCGGGGAAGCGACCCCCCGATGGGTCCCATTTTTTTTTATTGTGATGCCCCTCTCTTACTTTGCGCCACATTATAGGGGTCCCATCTTGAAATAGGGGTCCCACACTGCTTTATGGTTCCATTTAGGGCTTGATTTCTGGGGTTACGCCCCCTATTATAGGGCTAGGGGTAGCATATAACCCCCTATTTAGAAAAGTGACTGCGGGTTGTATACTCATATGTAGCATTGGGAGCCCTATAGGGGATGAACTGCCTGGAATGTGGTAGGAAGATGAGGGTGAAGGCTACGTGGAGCCTCGATGACAGGGTGGTACGCCGTAGGGTGTGTGCTTGTGGGGAAATGGAGAGGACTGTGGAGATACGCCCTCAGACGAAGGATATGGAGCCCCTCATGGCTGCGGTGGGTATTATCCAGACAAGGATGCAGGAGATGGATCTAATGGCTAAGAAGATGGTCAAGCTGCCCTGGAAGGGACCGGGATGGAAAAGCCAGGAATAGAGTGTGTCTGTGGGGCCAGGATGGAGTGGAGGATGCCCTATTACTGTGATTTCTGTGACGCCTTTTGTAGAGGAGGAGTTCATTCATGGCTGAGCAAGGAAGCTCACTGAGTCCGTTTGACAAGATCGAGAATCGCGTCTCACCGGAAAAGCAGGAGGCCTTCATCGTGGCCCTCAGGAAGAGGAATCTGAATGTCACAGCAGCGGCTAAGCTGGCCCGCGTAGATAAAGCCTCTCTTTATAAGCAGAGGAAGATATCAGAAGAGTTCGCGCAAGCCTGGGCCGATGTGGAGAATGAACTCCTCGATGACCTAGAGGAGAGGCAGTATGAAGCGGCCCTGGAGAAGGGCGAGGATCGGAGGTACATCCTGAGCCGACGTAGGGGTTCTAGATGGTCGGAGAAGCAAGCGCACGCCAGCAAGGTGACCGTGGAGCATCGTCATGCTACAGAGATGACAGACCAAGAACTAGAGAACCTACTAGGAGAATAGTTTGGCCACGCAGCCAGCAAATACCTTCAGCGCACTATTTACCGAGACTCTTAAATCGGCAGTGCAAGACAATTCCAAGGTGGAGGAGCCTGGAAACAACTGGTTGAGGGGCTTTGGCGAGCCTAAATATTGGAAATACAAGGAGACGATCAGAGGATACCTCTGCGGTAGATGTGCTGATGGAAACACTGAATGTACAGGAGGGTGCAAGATGGACGCCGCTAAAAGGGCGTGGTGTTTCCACAATGCTGAGGCGCTTCAGGCGGAAAGGGCAATGCTGGATGAAGGTGACTAGGGAGTGTACCATCGGGGATGACACCGTCACCCTGGAGGATGAGGGTGAGTTCGATGAGGTCTGGGTCAAGATGGAATCCTGCATCTCTAAGCAGCGGCAGGCCCTGGAGGCCGAGAAGGCCCTCCTGAGCGAGGAGACTGCGGGTTCCGCCTATGAGCGCAATCAGATGAGCCAGATGTTCAACCAGTGGAAGAATGCGGCTGTGCCCGTGCAGATCAACGACATAATGAAGCAGAAGACTGCCCAGGCTAAACACGAGTTTCACCAGCAGCTTATTCAGGACCCATTTGGCCAACAGGCGCTGCAAGCACAGGAGCAATTCGCCAAGGCGATAGGCGCTTCTGGTAGATTTCTTGGTAAGGCTAAGGAGCTACTCGGGGTCAAATGAGCAAGGTCAGCCAACAGCAGGCAGCCCAAGAACTCCTCGCCAGGAAGATGGCCAGGGCGGATCTAGAGGAGTTCGTGCGCTACACCATGCCTCAATACGAGGCTGGGCCTCATCATTCCATGGTGATCGAGGCTGTTGCTAGGGCCGCATCTAAGGATGATCAGCGGCTCATTATCACAATCCCACCCAGGCACGGCAAATCGGAGATCGTTTCGGTTCGCCTGCCCGCGTGGTATATAGGGAAGTGGCCTACTCGCCAGATCATCTGTGCCACATATCAGGATGATTTCGCTGCTGATTTTGGCAGGATGGTCAGGGGGTGTGTCCAGTCTGATGAGTTCAAGCGCCTCTTCCCTACGGTGAAGCTAGCCGCAGACAGCAAGGCCGCTGACAGGTGGTCTACGGGCCTAGGAGGGGCCTACAAAGCAGCAGGAGTGGGCGGTTCACTCACGGGACGTGGTGCCCATCTTGCCGTCATTGATGACCCCTTGAAGGGTCGAGCCGAAGCCGACTCCAAGTTGGAGCGAGACAGAGTATGGAACTGGTACCGCTCTGTTCTTTACACGCGCTTGATGCCAGGGGCCAGTATCATTCTCCTGCAAACGCGATGGCATGACGACGACCTTGCCGGCAGGCTCCTCCTAGAACAGGACAATGGTGGCGATAAGTGGGAATTGATTGACCTAGCGGCCCTAGCATACCCTGACGACCCCCTAGGAAGGGAGGAGGGTGAGGCTCTCTGGCCAGCTTGGTACCCAAAGGAGACGCTAGAGCAGATCCGCAGGACCGTAGGACCCCGTGAATGGTCAGCACTCTACCAGCAAAGACCCATGGAGGAGGAGGGAGCCTACTTCAAGCACGGCTGGTTTCCTCGATATGACCCCATGGATGCCATTCAGAAGTTCAAAGCAGAGCGGGCGATGGACTCTCTCTCTGACAGAGGGCAACGGAGATCCACTCATTTCGCCGTATATGGTGCTTCAGACTTCGCCGTAACTGCTGATGCAGGGGATTATACGGTCCATTTGATCATCGGAGTAGACCCAGAAGATCAAATATATATTCTAGATGTATGGAGAGAGAGGACTGACCCTGATGTCTGGATTGACGTCATGGCAGACCTGATCAACAAGTGGAAACCCCTCCAATGGGGGTTGGCAAAGGGACAAATTCAGCGGTCAGTGGGTCCATTCATGAAGAAAAGACTGGCCGAGAGGAAGGCCTACTGTCGGGTTGAGGAGTATTCCGAGACTCACGATAAGACAATCAGAGCTAGGTCAATTCAAGCCAGGGCTTCGATGGGGAAAGTCCTCCTTCCAGAGTCAGCACCCTGGCTAGATGCCTTCCTTTATGAGCTAACCCGCTTCCCTGCTGGTAAAAACGACGATCAGATCGACGCATTGTCCATGTTCGGCATGATGATGGACGATATCCAGCCAGGGAAGAGTCTTACACCCTTGGAGGAGAGCGTCTTAGAGATGGAACCTACTACGTTTGGTGAATCCATCAAACTACACCGTAGGATCAAAAGGAACGGGGGGTCGAGAGAGTCTATTGTAGTAGCTCCCAACTCAATCAACTGGGATAAGCTGGCCCAGGAGGGGAAATTATAACTTGACTTCCTAGATTAATAAGCATTATCTTCTCAAGAGTATTTATTCGCCAAGGAAGGCGCACCTTGAGCATAGGTAAGACCCAAGAGGAGCGGATTGCTTACTGGCAACGCCAGATTCGATTCGCTACCGACCGAGTTAGGCCCCACTTTGAAGCTGCTGACGTTCTGATCAAGCAGTATCAGAACGATCCATCTTCAGAGCGCGAGGAACACGCACAAGACCAGTCGAATGTCAAGGATCACCTATCTAGGGTGAAGACTTCCTTGGTATTTGGGTGGGTTGATCAGTCTATCGCTAACCTCCTAGAGAGGAATCCTAGTTTCTCCGTCAGCGCACAGAGTAAAGACTCTACTGATGGAGCCCCCGTCGTCTCTTCAGTCTCCAACTACTGGTATCAGGAAACAGGGCAGCGCCGCCAAGATGAGCGGGTGCTGCTCGACGCATTTCTGACCCCATGGGGAGTGAAGAAACTGGGCTGGACGACTGACGTGGAACAGCGGGTGGGTGATGTGATTCACCAGCTACAGGGCGGGGATGACCATGACTTTGCAGACGATGTAGAGTCAGAAACCCTATTCCTTATGACAGGGCAGCCCCAGAGGGTCATGGAAGAACACGACCATGTGGCCCACATCGAAGCCCACGTCATTGCCCAGCAAGATCCAGAGCTAGACCCCGCAGTAGCCGCAGTCCTCGACTCCCACATCAAGTTGCATAAGCGGTTTCAAGATCGGGCAGACCCTGATCGTAATAGCTCGATCCAATGGGAGGCTCCCTTTGGAGTACGCTGGCCGCCTGATGACTTCCTGATCGACCCCCTGGCCCAGGATGGGATCAACGACGCTCAGTGGATTGCCTTTCGATCCCACCGCCGCCTTGATGACGTAAAGGCCAACCCCAACTACAAGAACCTCGATGGCCTAGAGGCCTCTACTCGCCCTGACGATGCCCCTTCTGGCCTCTCCGGTGAAGACATGGAGGACGATTTTGGCATGGTCGAGTTGTGGGAGATCTGGGCCAAGGACTTCCCATTTGACGATGGTCGTCGGGATATGCTCTGGGTCATGGCCATGGGCCACGATGAGTTCCTCAGAGAGGATGAGGAATGGCCTTTTACTACTATAGAGAACTACCCCGTCGAAGTCCTCAACTTCCAGAATACAGTCTCCTCCTGGGCCACTAAGCCTGGGCTGGCTATGGCCGGTGCCGACAGCATCCAGGGGCTGGCTAACGAGATCCTCGATTCCTACCTGCATGTGATCCGCAAGTCCAAGAATATCATCATGTATGACTCAGATATTCTGGAAGAGGACATTGTGGATAACATGCTTCAGGCCCCAGATATGACCATGTTCCCCATCAGGGGGATGTCTAAGTCTTCGGGCTCACCCATGCAGGCAGTAGATTTCGGGCGAATCTCCTCCGAGAAGGGGGAGATGCTTTCTCTTATCCAGCAGTTCTTCGATAGATCAGCGGGCACACCACAGCCCGTTGCGGTCCCTCAGCAGGACACAGCCACGGAGGCATCTATCCACGAGCGGAGGACTTCAGCCCGTGAAGCACGGCGAGGGAGCCTCCTAGCGGACTTCCAGATCAACACTGCCCGTAAGTTCTGGCAGATGACTACCCAGTTCCGTCCTGAGCGGTTGTTCTTGATCAATCCCAAGGCTGAAGAGTGGGTAAATGTGTCAGATAGCGTCTCTAAAGGCGAGTATAGGTTCAAGATTGATGTCTCGTCTCATCAGGCAAATCTAGCCTTGGAGCGCAAGAACCACCTAGACTTGCTCAATCTCTTCGCAGGACTCAACGGCATCTTCCAGCAGCAGTATGGTCAGCCGGTAAATCTGGCCAAGATTGCCGAGCGTCTACTTACACGCGGGTATGGGGAGCAGTCTCCTGAGGAGATCCTGCCCATGATCCAAGAGCAGCAGGGCCAGGAAGGCCTAGATCCACTAGTACAACAGGCCATTTCAGGCCTACTGGAGGGCACCCCAGGTCAGGTTCCTACGGGAGGTCCGACTCTTGATGGCCCCCCGCAGGAGGTTGAGGCAGAGAACCAGATTGGTCCAGCACTACCTAGACAATTCAATAGGGCGGCTTCTTCCCCGTCCAACGAAGCGGCATCGTCGGAGACGGTATAATGGCATCTAAAAAGGACGCTTTTCTTATTGGAGCCTTGGGCGGGGCGAGTGCTGGCGTTGGCGCTCTTGCTCGCAATCTACAAAACAGGCGTGAAAAAAAGAAAAGAGAAGAGGAAAAAAAGAAGAGAGAGGAGGATGCCCTTACTTCTACGGAGCCGACAAAAGCCACAGAGCCAACGAAGCCCAGAAGCTCAGGCGGCGGCAGATTTGGCTTTGCTGAGCAGTCTGAAGCCGCTGCTTCTGTTAGGGCCAGAGAAAAAGAAGACAAGCTCAAGGCCTTGCTTGGGGCTGGATTTCCCGAGGCTGAAGCCGAAGACATCATGGACAAGCGGGATGAGCTTGGCGTAAAAAGCCCTACGGCGGGCGGCGTCACAGGACGAGCCGGGAGAACGTCCACAGGCGGCGAACGTCTTGGTGAAGGGAATCGGGCCAAGTCCTATCTCCGCAGCCTCGACGAGAGCGAGAAGCCGCAGACTCCTCACCTGACAGACAAGGTGGATCCATATGGCATAGAAGATCAACAGCGCATCACTCCTCCAGAGCGCAGAGGTGGGCGCATCGCTCCTCCAGAGCGAGTAGGCGGGCTGACTCACGAGGATGCCATAGCGAGGATCAGGCGCCCTCCTCCTCCCACGCCCACAGATGCCCCAAAATTGGGAGCGAATGAGCCCACGGCTCCAGCCCTCCCGCCCCGTGGTCCCTCGGCTGTTGACCGATTTGGCCCCCAGTCTGACTTAGATGAGCGACCAGAGGTAACGGATCGCCAGAGACTGGGCCTTCAGCAGGCATCCAGGCTTCAGGGTAGAGATCCTCTTATGCCCAATCCTAACAGCGCCTTCTCGCAGATACAGAGTGAGGTAGGCGGTCTTCAGTTGCCTCCTTCTGGCAATACTGCGTCCGCAACTCCTCCCGCAAGACCGCCGCAGTCATTCGGCAATGACGCGATTGCCAGGGCCGTTGCTCCACAACAGGCTGCCGCTAGAAGCGCAGAGCAGGCAGTCCAGGGAAATCTCTTCCGACGAGAGGGGAGCAGCATTAGGCCCACGGGAGCATTTAATCAGGCAGCCGCTGACGCGGCCCCAGGTGGACGATCTGGGGGTAGGACACAGGAATCCATTGACCAGATCAATAAGGAGCCGTCCAAGCAGGAACTTTCAGAAGCAGAATCCCTGCTAAATTTTATGCCCGAGGGCATGAAGACTGCTCTCCTGCAATTTCTAGGGCAGGGGCGGCCACCAATTAGTCCTGCTCGCTCATTCCGTCCCACTAAACAATTCTAGGAGCCCCAGCAATAGTGCCACTATACGACACTACATGCAAGGACTGTGGGGAGATAAAAGAACTAAACATCCCCTTAAAAGACCTTGAGAAGCCACCTCCAACTTGTATTATATGCGGCGGCGAAACAGTACGTGAATTTCCCGTGTCTGCTGCGATGGGATTCCAGCCGTTTGAAGCCTACTACGATGAGTCCCTGGACATGGATATCAACGGCAGGCGGGAGAAGAAGCAGGTTCTCAAGGCCCTCAACCTGCAAGAGACAGGTGATCCCGTAGGCGGGGCGAGGAACTGGGATAAGAATGCACCTAGTTCAGTCAAGCCCACGAAGCCTAGGGGCCGGTCCTTTGATCAGCAGCAGAAGGAAGGTCGCGAAGCGGCCAGCTTCAAGGAAAGTGATGTCACAGTCCAGAACGCCGGGGGCGATTGGGTCCCTGCTAAAATGAGAGACGCATAATGGCCAAAGCCAAGAAGCCGACCAAGAACCAGCAGGCATTGATTGAAGTTCACGAAGGTCTTACTGGCAAGACCACGGATCTGGACGGAGTCCAGTCCATCGTCCTGACCGAAAAGGCAGTGAAGAAACTTCGTGACACCTTGGCCCAGGTAATAACGAGTCTGTAGTCCCGTTGCACATGGAGTGCCTACGCGGTCAGGGATGACTGGGACGGGGCGCTTCTAACAAAGGAGTTGCAGGATGAATCTTGTTCCCTCACAGGTTGATGACGATGCGACTGATATCCAAGACGTTAGTGAAGCCATGCGCGACATTATCGCCCAGGAGACCCAGGAGCATACTGACGCCATTGAAACCATGCAGAGGACATTAGGGGAGGAACAGGAGCCTTCCCCCCAGGATTCCCAACCGGACGGTGAGGGTACGTCGCCACAAGGCGAGTCGGCCCAAAACTCTGATGAGGGTAAGAAGCCTGGAATCGACGTATTGCTCCAAGATGTTGAAAATCAACTCGGGCATGAACACGCGGAAGTGATTCGCGGCCTACAGCGCGGCTATAACCAAACCCGTGAGGATTACCGAGACGCACAAGCAGAGATGCGTGAGCGCATAGCGGAACTTGAAGGAGCTTTCACCGAACGCCAGCGCCACGAACCTGAGGAGCCAGAAGCAGCACCAGATCCAAATGATCCCATCAACAAGATGACCCCTGATCAGCGTGAACTGTTCCAGCGTCTGTTTGATCAACAAGCAGAGGCGCAGGGCATGGTGAGACGGGATCAACTGGAGGCCGAAAAAGTCGAAGCTGACTCAAAGGCCTTTGTCGATGCTGATGTGAATAAGGGCATCGAGGTATGGGGGGAGAAGTTTGGGGCTAGGGATGCTGATGGTAAATTCTTGTTTGCAGAAGACGCGCAGCAGCGGACTAGTGAGGTCTTTGACCGAATCTATGACCCTCAGCGCGGCCTGTCGGCCACAGACTTGTATGTCCTGGCCAACTGGGAGACTCTTCTGGATACTGCTCGTGGACAGGAAGCTGAAACTCAGCAGACTGAACAGGGCAGAATCGACAAGAACCGTGCTTCGCGTCAGGCAACCACCGAGAATAGACCCCGTAGCACTGGAAAAACCAGAGATAACGGGATCTATCGTAAGGGTGAACCTCTCACGGACACTATAGCGCGTGCGGTGGCCGCATCCTACCGGGAATTGCCCGAACTAACCAAGTAGGAGTAAGTCATGGCTGGTGAAACCAGTCTGACACTCACATATGCTCCACTGCTGACGACCACCTTGAAGAGGGTGCTGAACTCGGGGGCGCTTCAGGACAACGTTTTTGATAACGACGTTGTCTTGCAGTGGCTGAGAGGGTCTGGCCGCGTCAAGGTAGTTGAAGGTGGTGAGCGTATGCGTGTCGGCATTATGCACGGCAAGAACACCACTGCGAAGTGGTATTCTGATTACGAGTCCCTGGACACCACGGCCCAGGCTGGCATGACGGCGGCTTTTTATAGCTGGAAGCAGGCGTCGGCCTCGGTTTCTGTCCATGGTAGGGAACTGCGTAGCAACAAGGGCCCGTCGCGTCTGACGAGCCTCCAGCAGGAGAAGATGGGTCAGGCCGCTATGTCTCTGGCTGACATCATTGCCACTGGAGTTTTCTCCGATGGCACTGGCACTGGGAGCAAGCAGCTTACTGGCTTCGCGGCCATGCTTGAGACGACTCCTGGCACCACGGCTTACGCCTCGGTGGCAACGGCCAACACGCAGTGGCAGAATCAGGTCGCTACGTCTGTTGGTGCGGCTGCGGTCAATCTCCTGCCTGACATGCGGACTGTTTACAACTCCTGTAAGCAGGGCAAGGGCGGGGCGAGTTCTTCGCCTGACTTCATGGTCACGACTCAGACGGTCCACGAGGCCCTTGAGGCGCTGATCTTCCCGCAGGTCCGTTATGGTCCCAATCCTAGTGGTGGTGCCGATTCCGGCGTTGAGAAGCTGATCTTCAAGGGCGTGCCTGTTGAGTGGGACGCTTACTGCACCAGCGGTGAGCTTCAGATGTACAACAGCAAGCACCTCTTCTTCTTCGTCCACAGCGATGCGAACTTCGCTATGGCTGAGGGCGGCTTCCAGAAGCCCATCAATCAGGATGCACTGGTGACGCAGATTTTCTTCCAGGGCAACCTTGCGACAGACAACCGTCGTAAAATGGGCAAGCTCACCGGCATTACTTGATAGAGGAGGCCTTTGATGGCTGCGGGAGATTTCACTATTGACGCAACCTCCAGGGTTTCCTTGGGGAATGCCACCCAGATTTCTGGGACGATTGAAGCCAGCACCAGTGGGGCACAGGCTGACATTTTTCCAAACGGGTACATCATTAATTTCGCCATCACGGGAAACCAAGATGACCTCGATGTCGCTGTGCCCCAGGTAAACATCAACACTAGTGATGGGTCCACTGCGGACAACGGATCAGTGTGGATTGATGCTAACGCTGGGGCTCCAGATACTTTTTCGTGGACTGCTACGTTCATTTCGTAGCAGATGATTCAAGGAGGAATCAATGCAGTTTATGACCGCTAACCGCGAAGAAGCTGAGACAGCTTTTATCGTGGTCGAGAACAATCAGGATGCCGTGCTGATCCCCGGTGAGGTGGTGGAGTTTTCCATCACTACAACCGATGCTGATCAGGGTATGCTGGTCGAGACGGTCGATGTCGCCGTGAATGCTACTACCGGGATCGCTGCTCCAGTTGCCGGTGTTGTTGAAACGACCATCGCCACGTCTGAACATGGTCGCATCCAGGTTTATGGACCCGCGACTGTCCGTGCGTCTGCTGCTCTTCATACTGGCCGTTTGGCTGTGGCTACGAGCGCGGGCGTTGCGCCTACTGGTGTCGTTACCGCTGACATCTTGACAACCACCACCACGGCTGCTTATGCTGCTGCGGCTCTGGGCTTCTGCCTGGAGAACGTGAATGCTACGCAGGCCCGTGTGCAGTTGAACCTACTCTAGACCGGAGGCGGGGGGCCAACGTAGCCCCTCGCCGCCTTTTATCTCCCGAAAGGAAACCATGGCTGCATATGATCTGTCGGATGACATCAAGGTTCTGATAGCTACGCCGAACTACATGAACCAGTTCCATGCCACGGTTCATGCGAATCACGTTGATTGCTCTAATAGCTGGACGAAGTGGGGCATCGACTTTAACTGGACCATCGTCGGCAGATCGTTTGTGCATTTTGCGCGATCACAGATGTGCCAAGTGGCAGTGGCAGGAGAGTTCACGCACATCCTCTGGCTTGATGACGATGCAGTCATGGACCCTGAGATCCTGCCCAGGTTTTTGCAGCACGACAAGGAAGTAGTAATTGCCCCCTACTGCATGAGGAAGATGCCTCACGAGATCGGGGTGTTGAAGTCAACAGTGGGAGATTTCCACAACCACGAGTCTTATGAGAATCTGGATATCGAGGACATGGACCAGGGGCTGATCGAGGTGGATGGAGGCGGGACACACTGTATGCTGATCAAAGTCTCTGCCCTGCTTCACCAGGGTCAGGGGACTGATGAGATCACCGTCCCCCAGGAACTCCACGATGCTTTCGGTAAGCTGAGTGATGAAGACGCCATGCTGGCCAAGCAATACCTAGGGTCGCCGCCCAAGGGCAATCGTTCGTTTGCCGAGGAGGATGCAGATGGCCTGCCCTATTTCGTCATGCCCAAGTCGGGCACGGAGGACATGTACTGGTGCTACAGGGCGAAGCGTAAAGGAATCAAGATCTGGTGTGACACTGACGTGTTCACAGATCACATGGGCTTCACGCCGGTTGTCACTAGACAGTGGCGGGAACATGCCAAGGCGCAGTTGGAAAAGACGCCTGCTGACAAGCGTCCATATCTGTCTGTGATCCCTGGGGACACCGACAAGCGGAACCATTATGCGATGAAGCGCGATGCAGCCTCAAGCCTTGTCTGACGAGATGCTGGCCAGGGATTCCGAGGAGAGGGTCCAGCTTGGCAATAATGGCAGTCGCCATGCGTGGACCGATGAAGAGAAGGAGTTGATGAAGGGCATGGTTGAGGCCTTGCAGCCATCAGAAATCCTCTCTAGAAAGTTGACTACAAGCATCAACACAGAGCGGCCACTTGCCGAAGGCAAGCCATTTGAAGTCAAAATGTCTTCAATGGTCCACGGGGATAGAACAGATAAGGTATTCAGGGTCAACCCAGTATTTCCAGCTATTCTGTCTGGCGAGTGGTCGTTCTGGGGGATAGATGAAGGCTACGCCAGTATGCTGAAGGGCATGGTTGAGGCTTTGCAGCCAGAGGTGATCTTGGAGACTGGCACGAATAGAGGCAGATCAGCCAGGGCTATGGCCGAAGGATTGAAAGCAGTCACTGGGCATGGGCCTGCTGGGATGATCTACACGATTGATATGGTTGATCATGAGATATGTTCCACAGGAGCCATCACAGAGGACTTGGTGCCGTTTGTGACATCCATAGTAGGCAAGACGCCTGAGTGTTTCATGATGGAGCCCCTGGGCAGCCTGAAGGGCATTGAATTTGCTTTCTTAGATGGAGATCACACTGCTGCTGGCATTGATGAAGAGTTGTCTTATGTGGACGCACATCGAGCAGAGCAATGCACGGTGGTCATAGACAACACAAGGGACGATCATTGGAGTGAGCTACGAGAGTTCTTCAAGTCGTACGTAGACTACCCCTGTGTGAATCTCCCGACCCAGACTGGCACAGTAATTATCCAGATGGATAACAGATGAAGCTCTTTATGTGCAGGACATGCAAGGAAGGATTCGACATTGAGTGTTCTGGTGGGATTCGATGTCCTGAGTGTGATGGCAACGTCTGGACCCGCATCAACAAGCTGCCCAGCAAGGCAGAGCCCTACCGACAGGCATGGGCTGAGAAATACGGCATCATGATGTGCGACGATGCGGTTGATATTAAAGAGCGTCAGCTTGACTGGGAAGCAGCAAACATGAGATCGGACGGCATGGAGATCGTCCTTCAAAAGGAGTAGGACATGGCAGTCCCTGGACTTGGCAGTGTTCACACATCTTCAATTCGGACAACCGATGGGGTCTTTGGCACTTCTGCAACCGCTCTAATTGCCTTTGCGGTGATTGTTAAGGGGGGATCTGCAACCACCTTGGCCGACATCACCAATGGTTCAGATGGTTCTGGAACGGCTATGCTGGATATCATTGCCCCGATCAACGACACCATTACAGTGAACCTGGGGCCGAATGGCTTGTTCTTCCCTGGTGGGGCTCACTTGGATATCACCACAACGGGCGGGTCTGTGACCCTGGTATACAGTCAGGCCTGATGGGCATTCTGGATGGGTCTCTGGTCTACCAGAGGGGATTTAAATACACCAGCAAGTTTGGCCGCAATCCAACTGATGTATCAGCAGGATTCGATATCATTTACTACACAGGAACGAACAGGGCCTTCTAATGCCATTTGCCCCTGACATACCACCGAATATTATTTTGGACATGGGGGCTCAAAAGCCCCCTAGGATGCAGAAGGGGGTGAAGGACGGCATGCGCCGTCGCTGCCCTAAGAAGAAGGAGCCCGAAGGGGGCATTCACGTAATCATCATGGCCATGGGTAAAGAGAGCGTGGTCTTTAAGGGAGGCAAGTAGATGACTGTGATTTTCGACAATGTGGACGTGGGCGCTGCCGAACTCGGCAATCTTCCACTGACACCAGAGCAGACCCAGCGCGTGATCTTCTCCAAGTATGAGTCACACAACCCCGAGATCAGCGACACCATCCATGGCGACCTGTGGATAGATGAAGTCACAGCCCAGGAACACATAGGCCTCTCTGAGGACGATGGGTGCATCATCCGCCTTCATGGCAGTCCTCGTGGTGAGGTGGGTATTACTACCAGCGGTGACGTGCTTACCTCTGAGTCGGCTGATATGCGCGAACAAGTGGGAGGCGAGTCCATCCCTCGATTTGTAGCCTATGACTTCCGCGTGGCGTGGATCAAAAAGACCGATGGTCCTGAGCGTAACACCAAGTTGATCCAGCACGCTGAGCAGCGGAAGCTCGACGGTGAGAAGGACATGTATGAGTCCATCGCTGCGGCCTTCCAGAACGCCGTAGGCAGCCTCCCTGGGGCCAATGCTGCACCTAGCCTCGATAGCCTCAACCCTGACCAGCTTCGGGCTATGGCAGACCTTGCAGAGATCAATCAGGATGATTCCCCAGGGGATGATGGGGATTCCGATAGAGGGGGAGACACAGACGGATCGTCCGTAGGTGCCGCTGTCCAAGAAGCCCTGGATTCCCCTGGGGGCAAGCCTAGAGGACGAGGCAAGAAGTGACATTCACCGAGCTACAAGTAGACCTTCTCAATCTCTTTGGTGGGGATACTAGTGGCGATGAATCCACGATGGCTAAAGCGGCCATCAATAGAGTCTATCGTCGTCTTCTTGATGCGGTGGATGCAGACCATGAGCGGCGGGAGTTTTCGCTAACCACGTCTGCGTCTACCTCTAAGTATGGCCTGCCGCTATACGTGAAGACGGTGCTGAATGTTGACGATGGCACCAACGATAGGCGCATCTTCAGCATCAGTGCCTTGGATTATGACACCAGCTATCCAGGGACAGCGGAGACTGGCACTCCCACTCGGATCTACAACTTCGGCACATTGGGAGTTCAGACGCAGATTTCCACGGCAGAACAGGTGAAGATTGAGTCTTCGTCTACCTCTGACACAGGGACCAATTTCAACGTCAGAGTGACAGGATACAACGCATCTGATGTGCTGGTTTCAGAAACCATTCAGTTGAATGGCACCACGGCTGCCCAGGCTACATCACCCATCACTTTCAAGGCTGATGGCCTTGAGCGGGTGGTGAAGCTGGCGGCTAGTGGGGCTAGTTGGAGCGGGTATCTGACGCTCAAGGGCAATACGTCAGGGACGACATTTGCCACGATCCCAGTTTGGTGGGATTCACCTGACTATCAGTGGATCGAGTTCCATCCCATTCCTGATGCAGCCTTGACCTATACGATCAGGGCCATCATGAGGAAACCGGAGCTAGTTGATGATGAGGACTGGCCTGAGATTGACGAGAACTTCCATAACCTTCTTGTGTGGGGGGCTGCTGCGGAGATGCTACCGCTCGTTGGAAAGACATCTCTGGCTGATCGTCTTCGGCGTGATTTTGAGAATGGACTCGTTCGATTTTCGTCAGGTCAGCAGGTTGAGCCGAATAGGATTCGGGTGTTCGCGGATGTGTCCACCCAGATCCAACAGCCTGCAAGGCCTTTGATCAAGGGCATCGACTTTATATGAGCCATGGAGGCACAGGGACGTGCCAGCACATGTAAGCAGCACCCTGCAGACCTCGCCGGTCTACCGGATTGAAGGCCAGAAATCACGCTGGCGCTATCCCGATCCACGTCTAACGGCCAACAACTGCGAGGTGCTGACGAATGTCAACCTGGGCGAGTTTGGCTCTGCTGACTCTCGGTATGGCTATGAGCTATACAACCCTATCACTTTGCTTCATAGTGAGCCTGTTGCTGGATTGTGGCAGGGGACATTCAAGGATGGGACGACAAGGAACTGCGTCGTCACCCCCCACTTTGCTTATGTAGACGACGGCACGACTCGCACGGATGTCACGGGGTCAAACTTCACTGGAGGCGCTGACGACCGCTTCCGCTTCGCTTTCTTGAAAAATTCCTTGATCATGACCAATGGAGTAGATCAAGTCAGGACGTGGGATGGTAGCCTTGGTAGCAACACGACAGACCTGACGGGGATGCCGTGGACTAAGTGTGATGACATCCTAGAGCATAAGGGGCTTTTGATAGCCCTTTCTACCACAGAGAGCGGGACTAAGCATCCCACCCGCATTCGCTGGTCGGGGATTAACACAAAGACCTTCGTTGCTGATCTGACTACCTGGGCTGATGGCAACAGGTTTGAGGTTTACGAAGATGGCACCCCGATCATAGGCGGGGTGGATAACTTTGGTCAGGTGCTGGTCTTCAAGTCTGACGGTCTGTATCCTGGCCGTATCGAATACAACCAGGGCTATATCGAGTATGCTCCTGGGGAGCCCAGGCGCGGCTTCTCGCCCGTCGCCAAGAACTCCTTTATTGCTCGTCCAGAGTTTGTCTTCGGAGTCGCCCGCGAGGGCGCATTCGTGGTCACCCCTGACATGAACGTCAAGATCGTCACCTTGGACATCATGAATGAGTGGAACACACTCCAGCGCGATAGGCTGAAATACGCGCAGGCCTTCGTGCGCGAGCGTGATCATCAGATCAGAGTCCTGATGTCTGGGCAGGACAATTCCTCAGGCCATGATCGAATCTTAGTCTTCGACTGGGAAACGGGAGATACGTGGTTCGATGAGCCCACGGATGTTATGGGTTATGCTCAGTCCATTGAGATTGCCGATGATGAGCGGGATTGGTTTGGCTCTAATGGCGGCAAGTTGTTCACTGGCAACATCTCCTCGCTGACTGAGGATAACGACGTTGGGTTTGCTTGGCGTGTGAAGATGGTGGCCAATGACCTGGGCCTTCCAGGCCGCACTAAGAACATTGTCTACTTCAGGACGCTGACCAGAAAGAGGGCTAGTCAGGCTAGTATCAGCCTATCCCTAGCCAGGGATCAAGGAAGGCTGTCTCCCAGGCTGAGGACAATCACGATGTCCACAAACATCTGGGATACAGCTAATAACTGGTCTTCGGCCTCTGGGTGGAACTCAGGAGGGATCGAAGAGGATCGTTTCTACGTCAATCGTCATGCAGAGTCAATCGCTCCAGAGTGGGAGAGTAACACTCCTGCGACTCTCGTGGGATATCAAGTTGAATACGAATTGGTGGAGCCCTAAATGGCAACTGTAACCAGACCGGCTAAAAGCCTACCTGACCCCGGTGATCCGCTCGACGCTGAGCCTATTAGAGATCACATCAACAACATCATGTCGTTCCTTGAGGCGACCAACATTGATGAAGCCAATGTTGATCTCACGGGGACTGATGGGATTGTCGGCAAGTCTACATCTCAGACGATCACCGGTCTGAAGACCCTGGAGAATATCGGGACTGCGGGGCAAGGTGTTCTTGTAGGCCTCAAAATGGGCCTAAATCCGGCCTCTGGGACGCCTGCGGCTAATGATGGTGTGAGGTTCGGCGTTCATGCTGACGACGCAGGAGGGGGCGTCTCTGACCTTGCCTTCCTTGACTTCGTTATGACCACAGCTACGGCTGGTGCAGAGGTAGGCAGGGTAGACATCTACGTTGCCGCTGGGGCAGGATCAGCAGTGTCTCAGGTGCAGATCACTGACGGGGCGTTTGTTCCCACGACGACCGATGACATCAGCTTGGGTACGTCAGCACTGAATTTCAGCGATTTGTTCCTTGACTCTGGAGCAGTGATCAACTTCGACTCGGGTGACGTTACAGCTACGCATTCTGCCAATACGCTGACCATTGCAGGCGGCACACTTGCCACGGCAGCCCTGACCTCTACCACATTCACAGCCCTAGGCGCTGTCACTGTAGGCGCTGATGGCACAGGCCATGATGTAGTTTTTCATTCTGCAACTTCAGGCGATAATCTGACATGGGATGCTTCTGAAGAAGTACTCCAGATCACTGGAACTGATGGGCAGACTGCGCTTGATGTACTAGATGGAGATATGAAGGTTGTTGACAAGCTCTATTTCTATGACCGTGGTGGAGAGTATCTGTCGAGTGATGGTTCGATACTGACAATCACAGGTGCCATATCTACCAGTTCTACATTAGCAACTACGGGGGAAGCTACACTTGCATCTCTGGTTTGTACGGCAGGAGGTACGTTTGGCGGCGGCTATGGGGACACGGGAGTTACAATCTCCACTGCTGGCGTCATACAGGCCAATGGAGCCATTACGAGTGACGGGGCCGTTACAGGAGCGACACTCGCAGGGACCATTTCTACTGCTACTCAGAACTCCATTACCACGGCAACTTCTCTGGCGTCTGTAGGCACCATCACCACCGGTACTTGGTCTGGTGTGATCGACGGTTCTTGCACGATGACATTGGGATCTGATGCAACAGGTGATATTTACTATCGTGATGCCAGTGGTTTTCTGGAGAAGTTGGCAGCTTCTACTGATGGACACGTTCTGACAAGCACGGGAGCAGGATCAATTCCTGCTTGGGAAGCTGCTGTATCCGGCACCAGCGTGGGCGATAATCTGGCT